CTCTCACCATAAGGATGAAACTATGAAACAATACAACAACGGCCCTCGTAAGGGAATGATGTACGGTGGAATGCCACGCAAGCCAATGATGTACGGTGGTATGGCAAAGAAGCCACGTAAAAAAGCACAGATGGGTGGTAGCATGAGCACAACCCAGAACCAACAAAACCAACAAGCTGCCGGTATGAACGTCATGCCTATGCAGCCTATGAATGTGCAACGCATGGCAGAAGGCGGCAAGACCTTTCCTGACCTAACAGGCGATGGCAAGGTTACCAAGAAGGATATCTTGAAGGGTCGTGGTGTTAAAATGATGTACGGCGGAAAGGCAAAGAAACGTGGCTACTAAAATGGTTTCTGCCCCCAAAGGCTACCACTGGATGAAACAGCGGAGCGGGGAGTACAAGCTAATGAAAAACCCCTCGACCGGCTACAAGCGGCACAAGGGGTCATCAATTCGTGCAAGATTTCAAGTAGAAAAGGTGCACAGTAAAGCTAAATAAACTGTCTGGATTTCTCCATGACATCATCTGCGTTACTTCGCAGATACCTCAACAGGGATGCTATTGAGTGTGCACCTTCATACTCTGGCATCCCTTTGTTCATTGTGGATTCGAATAAATCAGGCGGTACACCGTCGTATCCCAACTCAACATTACCATCCTGTTTCATATAAACAGTGAATTGAAATAGGTTAGCTTTGTGCTGCTTCTTTGCCATTGACGTTCTCTAGTTCTTGTATTGCTAGGTTGTAACAGTCGGCTCTAAATGTGAAACCGTTAGCCGGATCGACATCCCCTCTGTTGTATCGTGTAGCTTTCTTGTAGAAGTTATCCTTTGATACCTCTCCAAGAATCCAAGCCTTGCTATGGTCGGTCAAGATTCGCACNAACACGTAACTGTCGCAGTCTTGCTTTGCGCCGTGTGCAGCTACAGAGCAATCGTAGTTGGGTGATGGGGTGGTGTTACAACGCTTGGTCTTGACATCCACCCGTCTGTTTCCAACGAGCAGGTCGAAGTCTTTGCTGTTTATCTCCTCACCGCCGACGTAATCTTGTACGATTATCTCACCGATTGCGCCTACAACATTACTCAAGCTGCCCGTGATGCTGCCCTGTAGATTACCTACAGTGGCAGCTTTCTTTTTGGCGCGGGCTAGGATATCAGGCGTTATCTTGATTTGTATCAACAGACTCTTCCTTTACAGACGAAACTAGCATGTTAGTAAATGCGTTTTGTGCAGTACGAAGTTGATCTATGCCAAATTGTGCTTGTGCAACTTTAACGTTCAAGTCACGGATTTGATTTACGATGTACTTCTGTTTGTCTTCCAAGCTATCAAACTCGTACTCTGTGTCATCAATTATGATGATGTCTTTTTGTTCTTCAGCCATTTATTTCTTCCTTTTCTATAGGTAACCAGAACTCTGCTTCTGAACCACATTCTTTGCATTCCAGAAACGTAATCATAGAATAGTGATTGTTATCATCTAAGTCAACATCACTATTCCAAATCATTTCGCCTCTACAGTACCAGCAATTCACTTGCCTTCTCCTTCTTTAGCTTCTTTTTCTTTTAGCTTCCGCCATTCCTCATAACTAGGATGGCTGCGCGGGGGATTGAACTGTACCCAACCATCCCCACGCTTCCAAACTAACTTACTCATGCTGCGTTCAAGTCCACTACTTCACAGACCCCTGCTGCACAAGCCAACTCACGTGATCCACTAGTGTTATCTTCTTTTTCGAAGTCTGTCAATTTATCCCAGTCGATAACAACGTGATCGTACGTCGCTTTCCACTCCAAGTATTCATCTCTGTCGATATCTTGATATGGGGGTTGCGGGTAAACGAAATCATTAAGCGGAAAGAACGAAACACCCGATGCAACATCGAAGTTTTCATATACCCACGCACCAACTTCCATCCACTCATGTTCTTTGACAGTAATAGATACTGAAGGTTTGTGTTCACACCAGTGTATAGCGTAAGTCTTCCATAGTTCTAGCTGTTCAATAGCTGTCATTTTAGTTCGTGTGACGGCACCATCAGGTGCCTTTGTTGGAAACGAAAATACAGTTGTCATGTCCGGCTTGTTTACACAACGTTCATTGTGCACACCAGATTCAATTAAGAATTGCGTCAGGGGATCCTTGTTATCGCCGCGAACAGTGCGGATGTAGTAATCGTTGTGCCGTGCGTGAATTCCGCTTGCTGCGTCTACTAGCTGTGACACAGTACCCGACGGCTTGACGCAAGTGATTGCTGCAGACTGTGGAATCCCAAGCATTTGAGCAACATCTTTATTTGTGCTCACTGCTGTTTCTCTCATTTCTTCGAGCCAACGCTTGCTATCTACGTTCTTCGAAAGAACCGGATGATCCATGATACCTGTCAAAGATACCCCTAACAAACGCTCTTCTTCTGTGTTCTTCTTCCAGATGTTACGAAGGTATTTGAAGTCCGTTAGAGTAGACTGCAAAGTTCCTAACATAGTTGCGATAGCTACTTTCTCTTTCAGGTCTTCCAAAGAGTCGGTTTCACGAACAACAACCTCAGACAAATTGCAGAATTGGTATCCCCGCAAGATGATCTCCGAACAAGGATTGGTGCCCCACATGTGGCCTGTTTCACGCCGTCCATTACGAGCAACCTGCTTGTCTGCTGCTTCACGATTAAACATACCTCTCTCGCCAGACTTACTTTCGTACAAAGCAAGCCACTCACGCATGAAGGTGCCTATTTCTGGTTTACCTTTGTAAGCAACAGAGTTGTTAGCTAGTGCTCGTTGACCATCCCGATAGATTTGTTTGTCGGGTTCATCCCACCACTCACCAGATTTGGCATGTCGCATCTGGTCGTCATTTAGATTAGATAAACTAATTAACGCTGAACGACGAACGCCGCCCACAACTACAATCTCACCCACCTTACACATAAGGTCGTGGCATTCAATAGGATACAACCTACGCCCTGCAGCCTTTTTAAATATTTTAACAGTGAAGTTAAAAAGATCAATTAGAGGCTGTGGTCCACTGGCTCTACCGCCCATGACCTTCAAGCGAGCACCGGCTTCACGAACCCCCGACATATCCCACGAAGGAATCTGTCCAGCGTAAAGCAATGCAATCAACTCGCGTAGTGCCTTTGCCCATCCGGGTTTGCTATCGCCCACTTTAATTACAGTATCTGAGTCATTAAAATTGTCTGAAACAATCGGAAGTTTATCTACGTTTTCCCGCTCTACAGAGAAACCTACCCCCGTACCACACATCAATATGTACATACATTCATCAAAGGCACGAGGACTGTCTACAGGAATGTAACTACAGTTGTAGCCACAGACGTTATCACGTTCTAGGGCTTGACCAGCAGTCATCATAGCCCTCATCGAAGGCATGACCCGCAAGTTTAAGATGGCATCTTCCATCATATTCTTTTGCTCAGTATCCAGTGTTAAACCGTGCTTTTCTTTTACGTGATCAGACATGAAGTTAATATATCGAGATACTGTCTCATCCCAGTTCTCTCTGCGCTGTTCGTCTTCGATCCAACGTGCATAACGTGATTTGTGAATGAATTGTTGATATGGTGTAGGCAGCATATTGCTCATGTTTTTATTCCTTCTCTAGTCGGTTTTTAATTGTTAATAGTCTGTCTGTGTACCATCTGGCTTTGGAGATGTCTTCGTCTCCGTTTTTGTATCGCTCTCGCCATGTGTACTTGAGGACGTTACCTTTGTAGTATCCTCGTAATTCTTCTGGAGACAACGCCGCTTCGATTGCGTCAATGCACTCGATACCTGCTTGATTATAGTGTGGCGGATTATTGACAATATCTACTCCTCCATAAGCCATCTTACCGACTTGTTCCATCTCTTCCAAATACTTCATGCGTTCTTCGTGCCTCATCTGTCGTCTCCGCTGCCCTTCAACATGTTACGGTTCTTACGGTCTTCTAGCTTATCCAAATTTGTCTGTGCAATCTCTTCTAAGCTATAGCCCAAGTCCCGTGCTAAAATTGCAACGTACCATAGCACATCACCAAGTTCTTTGGCAATATCATCCTTGTAAAAAAGATGGGGTTCGCCGTCACGAACAATCTTCTTTACCTTGTCCGCAACTTCACCGGCTTCCCCACTCAAACCCAGCGTTGGGTATAGAATGCGGTATTCATCTGGATAGATAGCAGTAGATTCTGCCCTCATTTGATATTCATCTAGCTTCATTGTTTCGTCCCAAAGTCTACTTTAACCACGTTACCTTCAACTGCTTTGATAGCTTTAGGGTCAGTGATCTCTGCTTCTTCGATCATTTCTTGACCTATCATCCTAAACTGTATCGCAGCGACACCCCTGTCGTAAACCTCGTCAGTGTGCATACGGATCATATCGAGTGCACCCTCTTGTATGACCATAGCCGAATCGAAATCTTCATCCTCTTCGTACGTCTTGCTTGTGGTGTCGTACGCTGACAGGGTAAACTCATTGTCTCCGGTAGAACGAAGAATGATGTAATACCTGTCCGGTAAAAGAGACAGGGCTTCCATACTCTGTTGGATATCGCTATCGTCTGCCATTTTTTTCATACCAATCTGTGGGAATTGAGCCTTCAGCCCAGATAAAATTATGTCGTTCACACCAAGAAGCGTACGTTGTTTTGCTACCCTTGTAAATCTTATTTGATGCACGAAGAAATACAAACCGAATATCTAGCTTGGGATGTTGTTTCTTGACAAGTAGCATCTTAACTCTGTCGTCTTTTGTTAGGTGGCCTTTTGCCTCAACGTAGATGTCTGACTTTTCTAGGTAGAAGTCAGGTGTATAATTGCGTGGTTCGGGTATATATTGAAACTTTGTTTCTTCGTACCGAAATGGCACTTTGTTTTCTGTCAATGTTCGAGCAAGATTCAACTCGAACTGCGACCTATATCGTGATTTTTTCAAAACTCTAGTCCAATCGATTGAAATCTTTTTATCAGATACCCTGCCAGTTTGGGGGATAGTCTTTCTATATTTGTAAGTTCTGTTGTTAAAGGGTGCATCGGCACACAT